TCGCCCTACCATAACAATACGAACACGTCAACCACGCGTTTCTAATGGTGTTGTAACCAAAGGAAAACGCTGGTATAATATGTCATTTCCGCGGCTTGATGCCAACGATGTGTTGTATTACGATGTGTTCCGTGGTGAGGTTGAGACCCACCCAGCTACATCTGCAGCTGATCAATTAAGTATGGATCATATGATCGCAAACTTAATGTTCTGTTCAGCGCTGTCAAGCTTCCGTGCAACTGGTAGTCTTGGCTGATGAAGATTCTAATCTTCATTACAGTCATAATACTTGCTGCCCTCACCACATTTGCTCAGATCAGCGGCTTGCCGCCTGAGATGTGTGATGAGTTACAACGTGCCCTGCTCAATTTGTTACACGAGTCAGGGTACTAGCTAAGTTAGGAAGCTAAAAGAATTCTACATTGGAGACCTCCATGAAGAAGATGAGTAAGAAGAAGAACAAAGAAGGGAAGAACAAACCCTTCATGTATTCCACAGATGAGCTAGCTAGAGATACAGCATTCTGGCTAGCACGCGATTTCGCAAACGTAGACGCTTCATTTATGAAGCACCCTTTCTACCAGCGGTCGGCATTTATGCCAGAAATACACCGCGACCAGCTTCCGCTGGGGTATTGGGGAACAGCTAGTACGGTAGCAAAGTTCAAGCGACAGTACCAGTTGGCTAGTTTACTGAAGAAGTACACGTTTGATTCCGATGTGCTCACTCCTGAGGATCGCAAAGCGGCAACAATAGACAAGTTTCTGGCTCATCAGATGTTTTTGATGGACCCGCAGCGGAAGGAATTCCGTGCATCTACGAAACTTGTCCTCCGCGAAGCGAGAAAAGTTATCCAGGACATCTTGGGTGACCCCGACATGGAAGAAATTCGAGCACATTACAAGTTCGGCCAGCGATCATCGATTGGGTGTCCCCTAGCTGATGCGTTCATGGATGTAAAACTCTGTGAACGTGTCGCCTTTTCGAGTAACTGGTTATCATTGCAGGAGTTCTACAAGGATATTGAAAACGATCATGTCCTTAAGGAACATCTCACCAACGCCGGCTTGAGGGCCGAGGATGGTGAATTATTCCCCGCAATGGTAGAATCGCTCACCTACCACGCAGTACCAAAATCCTACAAAATCGACAGGGGAATCACCCCGCTTGCCTTACTGACTCTGTATGTGTCATATGGTACCGGCGGTGTTGTTACCGAACGTTTGAAACGTGTTGGCATTGATATAAGTCGCCAACAGTTTCGTCACAGACGATGGATACGCAAGTATTCACGCAATCGAAAGTATTGTACGACTGATTTATCGTCGGCCAGTGATTCGATTACTCTTTTACTGTTGATGTGGTTGTTACCACGTAAATGGTTGAAGGTTGTGAAAACGTTTATCTCTAAACAAATGGAGATCCCTGGTGTAGGTCTAGTCAACGTAGCATCTGTGTTGCCAATGGGCAACGGTGCGACGTTCCCTCTTGAGACGCTTATTTTCTATGCACTCTTGAAGGGGATTCAGAATCTCACGGGTATAAATGGAAAAATCTCGGTTTATGGAGACGATCTTATTTATCGAACCGACATGCATAAGTATGTTGTCGGCGTATTCG